CATTGCCGGAACCCGTGCATTGCCGAAAACCCATGCATCGCCGAAAACCCGTGCATTGCCGAAAACCCATGCATCGCCGAAAACCTGTGCATCGCCGAAAACCTGTGCATCGCCGAAAACCTGTGCATCGCCGGAAACCCGTGCATTGCCGAAAACCCGTGCATTGCCGAAAACCCATGCATCGCCGAAAACCTGTGCATTGCCGAAAACCTGTGCATTGCCGAAAACCTGTGCATTGCCGGAGATCCGTGCATCGTCGGAAACCCATGCATCGCCCATATGACTCAGGTTTTCTTCTTTTTCTATGTATCCTCCCAAATCCCCGGCTTTTACATTGCCAAACTCAATTAACGCTTTAATGCGAAACAGTTTCACGCCGGAAATATCTACAATAAATTCGCTTGTTAGTTTAAACTTCTTCACTTTTCTCATCCTTTCTGTTACAATAATCTTGGTTGTTTAGTTATGCGTCCTAGAGGCTGCCGCCTCTTATGGGCGCTTTTTTGTTCTGTAAACGTCAAAGTCTTCTTGGTTGCCTACGCTTCCCCACGATGTGATCTGATCATTTTTTACAAGTACGACCGTATTTACATAATCCTGATCGTATTTCAGACACCAATCTTCGAGCAGATCCAAGATGCAGTTCATTTCTTCTTCGGCGTCTTTCTTTATTTCTTCGTCCATTTCTTTGTTCACCTCCTTAGATCGGTCCTGCCTGCAGGATGTAAATAATCACAGCCATCACCGCATTTAACATCATGCTGGCAACCGTTACTGTGACCAGTCCTCTTGCAGCATTGTCTCTTTCTTTTCTTTTGCGCTGGATCTTTCGTTTCTCCCGCTTGTGATCCGCTTCCGGAAAATTTCTTCGCTCGATCGGGATCAGCTCCAACTCCGGCGCTGCCTGTAATTTCATCTCTTCCATGCTTGTCCTTCCTTTCTACCGCTTACGCGGTTTTCTCTTTTCGTATTAATGCTTCTCTGATAATCCGACTGCATGCGTCTATACTGCTTTGGATCTCTTCTTTTGTACGGTTTACATAACTGTCGTCATGCACTCGGATTGTTGCACCTCTTATGCGGATTTCTTCAACAATCACGTTCTTCACCTCCTGTTTATGTTTATGTTTTAATGTTTGTACTTGTTGCGTTGTCCCTAAAAATCTCCTATACTTTAAATACAGGCACCGGCATGCCGAGTATTAAGAAGGGAGTAGCTACTATATGTATGATGTTTATTTTTCATATTTCGATGGAAATGATCACTTGTGCACGAATGTAGATAAAATCGAAATTCCTACTTCATCCGGAATAAGAACATATTCGGGCGATGAAATTGCATCTCAGCATTTTAGGATTCATTCAGAGATTTACCTGTATAGTTCTAGTACAAGCTACACAATTTCTACAACTGGGTTAAAAGCCATCGAAATCAGAAAGAAATAATCTTTCTATACTAGAACCTCTATACTAATTTCTGTATGGGGGTTCTCTTTCTTTAATTCTTCTGCTTTCTTCAAAACATCACTAACATCGTCCATCCTTGTTATGTGAAAAATTATTTTTATTCTCATTATTACCTTCACCTCCTCTTCTGGTTCAAAGTCCTTTTTATCGGACACCTTTCCTGTTACACTACTCTAGGAAGAACTCAATAGGTTTCTTGAGTTCTTCAGCAACAGCCTTAACTTTATCAACCCCCGGGGTATTAACATCCCATTTGCATATACTGCTTCGAGGAAAACCTAATTTTGCCTCGAGAGCTGTAATAGTTATTCCGGCTTCAGAACATGCATTTTTTACATTTTTATAAATTGACATTGACACTCTCCTTTCTTTATTTCATTGTTTGCGTAAGATTTTACGGTTTTTTATTGACAAAATGCGTAAGATATTCTACCATTAGAAGTGCCAACAACTAATTAATTGAATATCGCGCACTGTACAAACATTCGTAAAATCTTGCGCAACTCTTGATTATTATTATACTCAAAATTTTACGTATGTCAATACTGTATTGCGCAAATTTTTGAGGTGTCAGAATGGGACTATATGAACAGATTAAGGAAGTGGCTACTGCAAAAGGGTACTCTATTAACAGACTCGAAAAAGAACTCGGTTTTCCCAGAAGCTCGATAAGCAAGTACAATAAGAATATCCCTAGCATGGAAAAAATACAAAAAATCGCTGATTTTCTCCATGTGTCAATAGCGGATATTACTGGAGAAGAAAAGGAAGGCGGCGAGAAGTATTATTTAAACGAAGAAACCGCTGAGATGGCTCAAAAACTATTTGAAAACAATGATTTGCGCGTACTTTTCGATGCTGCAAAAGATGCTACTCCGGAAGATTTGAAAACAACATATGATATGCTTATGGCATTAAAGAAAAAGGAACGTGATAATAATGAGTTTTGATTATCAAATTTTTTTCATGGACGGAATGACCGTTAATGAAGTAATAACCGAAAATGAAGATAATTCATTCACTATTTTTATAAACGCAAATTTATGTGAAAGCAAACGGTTAAAGGCAATTAACCATGCGATTAGGCATATAAAGGAGCGTGATTTTGAGAAAATAGATGTACAGAAAATCGAAATGTCTGCGCATAAATAAGGTATAACCGCTACGGCGATTATATAAAGTGGTGTTAAAGGAACAGGGGACAAAAGAAAGTCTAACTATTAAAAGTCAAGGTTAAAATGAAGATTTTTTGAGTAAATTGCAGAAATGCTTTTCAGATATATTTGAACCTTGAAAACTGCATGACAATAAGAGCATCTTTGCAGGTGCTCTAAAAGGAGATATGAAGTTAAATTTTATGCTGCTCTATGACAAAGCTGACGACTATTTCTTATAGTTTTTAAGTTGCGCCGGAGCGGGTGAGGTGCAGTCACCTTCCGGCTATCCTGTTAAGTACATTATAGCAAATGTACCATAAATGTCAACTATCTAGATTTTCCAAATAGTTAGAAAGAGGGTGTGATAAATGGATGATTTTGAAAACAAATTAACTGAATTACATGATCGTGTTCTTAGTAAGGCTCTTACCGAGGATGAACAGAACAGCTATACCGAATCTTTATTTGAATCCATTAAACATATCAATGAATATGGAGAGGAGTTTTGGTACGCAAGAGAACTTCAGCGTGCTCTAGAATATACTGAGTGGCGCAACTTTTCTAGAGTTATTGATAGAGCTGTAACCGCTTGTGAAAATAGCGGAAATGATGTCTTTCATCATTTTGTTGAAGTCAACAAAACGATAGATATGCCTAAATCTGCAACAAAAGAAATTACAGATTACGCACTCTCCCGCTATGCATGTTATTTAATTGTACAGAATGGCGATTCCCGGAAAAAGGTGATTGCTCTCGGTCAGACATACTTCGCCGTAAAGACAAGACAACAAGAATTAATAGATAATTTTAACGAATTAAATGAAGACCAAAAGAGATTAGCTATCAGACGTGAAATGGCAGAGCATAATAAATTATTAGTAGAAGCCGCAAAAAATGCAGGAGTTGAAACAAACCTTGATTACGCTATCTTTCAAAATTATGGGTATCGTGGTTTATACGGTGGTATGGATGCAAAGGCTATCCATCACCATAAGGGATTGAAACCATCTCAAAAAATCCTTGACCATATGGGATATGAAGAACTTGCCGCTAATTTATTTCGCGCCACACAAACAGAGGCTAAAATTAAACGTGATAATATACAAGGGAAAGAAAATGCCAACCAGACGCACTATAACGTCGGTAAAGAAGTTCGTGATACTATTTCACGATTAGGGGGAACGATGCCAGAGGATCTCCCCACCCCAACTAAAAGCATTAAGCAGATCGAACGCGAGCAAAAGAAACTGGAAGATAGATAGAAAAACCGCCCCTGCGTCAACAGGAGCGGTCAACACGCCCTCTCCGCACAGCAGAGATAGGACGGCTTAACTATAACATCTCCGGAGATGCTACAGCATTCCAACCAAAAAATATTGTATCATCTTCGGTCAGCTATCGCAATCAGAACATCTGTTTTTGATAGCTGTTATTTTTATACCTTTTTACATATAATTACATAGGAGTGTGATGCAATGTCTTATTTTATTTATGCTCGTAAATCAAGGAAGGATGCTGATCTCGAAGCGTTGGGAATCGATGTGCTCGAGCGCCATATCACCACTTTGCTGGAGCTTGCCAAAACGCTGTCGCTTCCGATCGGGGCAATTTATCGCGAAGTCGTCTCCGGCGACAGTATTGATTCCCGCCCGGTGATGTCTCAAGTGATGGCCGAAGTAGAGTCTTGTATGTGGGACGGATGTCTTGTTATGGACGTTGACCGCCTCGCCCGCGGAGATACGATCGATCAAGGGCGGGTACAGCGTGCATTTTTCTACTCAAACACAAAGATCGTTACTCCTAACAAGACGTATGATCCGGCAAACGAGTACGATAACGAATACTTTGAATTTAGTCTGTTTATGAGTCGCAGAGAATACGCAACAATTAAGCGCAGGATGCAGCGTGGCAGAGAACGAAGCAGCTCTGACGGATATTATGTCGGAAATATACCGCCCTACGGATGGCGTCGCGTTATCGCTCCTGATGGTAAGCACTTCTCTCTTGCTCCCGATCCAACCGAATCCCCCGTGCTCGATCTGATGTATGATCTATGCGGCAATAAACAATACGGTTATCAAAAAGCATGTACTCATATGGCCGAAATGGGAATTTTATCAAGAAGCGGACGCCCGTTTACGCCGTCCACGCTAAAAGGAATTATATCTAATCCGGCAAATATCGGAAAAGTTCGCTGGGGACATCGGAAAACGGTTCGTACGGTCAAAGATGGGAAAATTTCTCGTTCTCGCCCGCACTCGTCAGATTATATTCTTGCCGATGCAGTTTGGCCGCCCCGGATCAGCGCGGACCTTTTCCAGCGTGCCAACCAGCCAAAAGGGAGCTGCTCCGCTCCGGTGCGTGATGACAGACCGATTCAGAATATTTTTGCCGGTCTTGTCCGGTGTTCCCAGTGTGGCCGGCTGATGGTTCGTAAAAAAGCGCATACTAAAACGCCTTATGACATTCTGATTTGTCAATATACTGAATGCCCTACAGTCGGTATCCGAATTGATGAGTTAGAGCTCGCCTTGTTGGAATGGCTGCGGAATTACATAGATAAATACGAGCTCACTGACGCGTTGCCCGAAGACGTGGAGAACGTCGCTGCAAAAGAAGCGATTGTTAAGAATTTTGAAAAAGAACATGAAACACTTTTAAAGCAACGTGAATCCCTTTTTGATTTTCTCGAGCAGGGTATCTATACGAAGGAAATTTTTATCGAGCGGTCAAACGCTCTTGAGCGACGCGTAAAAGAATGTATGGAGCACATTATCTCCGCGCAGAACGACCTTCACGCCACACTCGCACTACAGGCAAACCGTAAAAATTTCGTTCCGCGCTGTAAGAATTTGCTCGGCGAATGGGGTAGACTTACAATTCCCGAAAAGAACAGCGCTTTAAAGGTTTTAATTGAAAAAATCATGTTCACAAAGACAAAACGAAACAAAAAGGGGCAGGATCGTTCTGATTTTGAAATTGATGTGTTTCCAAAAGTGCCGAAATAGCGGCGTTTTTCATTCGTTGCATCTTCTACGAGCGAAAGAACTCGCTCACATGGAAATGGTATGCGCCATCGTTTATCAGCTCACCAAGGACCTTTCTCCGGAGGAAATCGAACGCTCCGGATTTGCTCCTTATTATGTAGATCACACACTTGCTCTCTGGCCACAGGCAGCAAGCGGCGCCCCATGGACAGCAACTTATTTCCAATCAAAAGGAGATCCCATCACCGATCTTCATGAAGATCTTGCGGCAGAGCAGAAAGCGCGTACAACGTACGATAATATTCTTCGTCTCGTAAAAGATCCTGAAGTATGCGATCCGATCCGTTTCTTAAGACAACGTGAAATCGTCCACTACCAACGTTTCGGTGAAAGTTTACGCATTGTACAGGAAAAACTCGACAGCAAAAACTTCTATGCTGTCAATCCCGAGTTTGATAAATAA